GTAAATCTAGTATTAGGTATCCGGGCATTGGTATTAGTTTGGTCATTTGGTTTTTGAATTATTAATTTCGGGAGTTAGCTCTTGCCACTTGGATTCTTGGCCAATAAATTTGGCGTATCTTTTTCGAATGACATCGACAAATTTTTGGTCAAATTCCATTCCATAAAATACCCGATCCAGTTGGTGGGTAGCAATAAGAGTCGTCCCCGATCCAGTGAACAGGTCAACGACTATATCTTCGGGCATCGTGCTGTTCTTTATCAGGGGTGTCATAACTGAGATTGGTTTTTGAGTAGGATGATTGTATTTGATACCATGTTGGCTATCCTGGGAGGCGTTGAGATAGGTACTACGCTCCTTCAGTGCTGATAGGATGGCGAGGAGTTCTTCTTTACTCATTTTCTTCATATCTTCCCATTTAATTTCTTTGATTAGGGTGGTGTTGGTTCGGTCACCGTAAAATATCGGTTTATCCTCTCCGTATCCGCAGTACATTATCGGTTCATGACTCCAGTGATAGTCGGAGTTACCTAGGACCATGTGCTTGGCCCATATCAGTTGCTGGCGAACTTTAAATCCGGCCGTCTCTATGGCGGTTTGGAATTGAATATGGGTACTTGATGCGTAGAAACAGTACATTGGGCACTTCTCGATGATGTGGCTACTGATATTTCCGAAGGCAGCCAATAAAAATTGGAAAAGCTCTTCTCCCCTCAGATCATCATTAGCAATCTTATCGTAAGTTTCTCCACTGGGATTGCCCTCGTAACTGACTCCATAGGGCGGATCTGTTACTATGGCTGAGGCTTTACTCTCTCCCATTAAGGTATCAACATCTTCTTTTTTAGTGGAGTCACCACACATTATTCGGTGTCTTCCGAGTTGATAGACTTTTCCCATTTGGGATTCAGCCACTATCGGGATGGCAGCGCTCACATCGAATTCATCCTCGTCGGTATTTCCATATCGGGCTAGCACCTTATTCAGGTCGGTAGCGTGTCCCAAATCAATGGTATATTGTGATAAATCTATGTTTTGTTTGTATTTATAGACAATTTCGGCCAATCCGTCCTCTATCCACTCAGCAAATCGTTGATTGTGGAGGATTGAGAGCTCTAGGGCTTCGGCATCATCTTTGGGTGTTCGGTACTCTACTTTCGCCTGGCTCATTCCGAGCTGTTTCATCGCTTCAAAAGCGTGATTTCCTCCTAGAATGGTACTTCTATCCCTCCCATCGACTAAAAGTGCCCCTAGCTGGCCAAATCGGGTGATTAATTTGAGAAGGCGATTGAACTTCTCTTTGGTTATCAACCGCATCTTGTCATTGTCTGGACCAGTTCTTAATTCACTCAGCGGTCGCAGTTCTATCATTGTGTCTTGATCATTCATTTGATTAGGGTAAATGTATATTTTTCTCCGTAAATGGCCATGGCGAGTTTCCATTTTACTTTCCATACCTCTGTCTCAAATCCTTTCACTTCGACCGCTTCAAATGATCCATCGTTATGTTCGATTACAAAATCCATAAAGTAGTTGGCAATATGGACTCCGTTGACATCGAGGGAGAGTTTGACTTGTTTCTCCCAATTTTTGATATCGCCTCCATCTTTTCTCATGTCCAATTCTCTGGCGTATTCAGCCTCTTTATTACTCATGTAGGAAGTTCCATGATAGCCGGTTCTCCTGGCGTTGTATTTGTTTCCAAATCTTTGAATGTAGGTTTGAGTCATAGTTAATAAAATAAATATAGCACCTGTGCAGAGGTATGCAAGAAGTAAATTATATCAGCATGCCTTGGCCAGCTTCATCGAATTTTGCCTCAGGTATTTCTCTTGGTTCTCCATACTGAATGTCTCCTTTTTGCTCTAGGTAAGGTGTGGATCCAATCACGTCTTTGACTGATTGCTTCCATTCAGATCTCTCGATTATTTTGTTTCTAAATATCACCACGTAGGCGGGAACTTCTTCTTGACCGTTTAGAAAGGCCGCTCCTCTCTTGGTTAGAAGCCAGTATCCGGATTCTCCCTTGACTCTCACCGCTAGTCCTAGGAATCTTTGTTTGGTGAAATTATTCCACTCGTGCCGGGTTAATTCGTAGGATCTTCCCTTCATATCCTTGAGAAGATGAATGGAGTTGCGGTTGTGGTCTATCACTGCTTCTCTAAATTTAACGAGGGCGTGAACCATCATCGGGGTAATTTTTACCCGATATGGTCGCATTGGTGCACCACAGTAGGGGCAGTACGTTTGTTTGATCATTTTTGTTCTTTAATTTTTAACTTAGTGCCGGATCTAGGGATTGAACCTAGCCTCCGTCGATGAGGGAAAATGATCTTAACCTTCATCGTGGTGCTCCACCAACGAGCTTACCGGCGTTTGTAATGGGAATAGGGTTTCGGTTTGTGGAGGTTTAGTTCTTTTGCATTTGGTGCAGATGCCTCCGATTCTTCTCTCATTTTTTCTAGTGTATCTTTTTTCCTCACATTGTGAGCAGACATAGAAATAAAGTCTTTTGTAGTGAGGTCTCATTTTTGTTTCTCCTTCCTGAATTTATTAGTTCCCTTGCAGTCTGAGAAGTGGCTCACCATTCCCTGTCCTTCTACGAAGTGGATTGGCATTTTATGGCCGTTAGCTGTGGTGGCCCAGATTAGGTCGTCGGCTTTACAGTCTGGCTCTCTACATCGAAAGTAACTGAATTTGATTGGTATGGTCACTATAGTGCCTTCGACGAGGGTTATTTCTTTTGTCTCGAAGTAGTTCACAGTTGGATCTCCTCTGTTTCCACCTCTCCGTCCGGGCGCATCTCGATGATTTCGTCCGCCGGGAGTTGGATGTTGGTTTTATTAAATGCTTGAATCACTCGGTTAGTGATTTCTTCTGGGGTGTTACCCTTGGCGATTATGATTACCTTCATTTTGATGGCGTATTTTTTCATAAAAGTTTCCCATGTATTGGGCATATAAAATTAGTAATTTCATCCTTTCTTGGTCCTTCCTCTCCATCCCAGCCGTTGTTTTCGTATTGTGGCTTGGCTGGGGCTCCACAGGTGCAGGTGGGCGGATCTGAATGCCAGTTAATTTTATAAAAATGTCCCATTTTTTTGATTTCTACTTTTGCTGGTAGATTATTTAGCCTGCTGGGTGCGCTCAGGCCGGCAGTTAGTTTACCGTTTTTGATGATCATTTTGTTTTAAATTATTAAATTTTAAATACTTTTTAAACCAAGGAATGATATAGTGATCGTCAGGCACTTAATACCATCCATTTGAAATTCTAAAATTGAGAGCTTCTTCGATTGTTCCATACCTGTCAGTGATATAGTCTTTCATCCAGTCTAGTTGGCAATTGATTCCTTTAGCGGCTAATGGGCAGAGCATTTTTTGACAAGGTAGAGCTTGGGGTAGTCCGCAGGCTCCTGAGATGGGGTTTATGGCTCCAGGATCAAATCCTCCTTCTAACGCTTCCAGTTGGGCGGCATCTTCCCAGTTGGTGTACCTTTTTTTTAATCCTTCCAAGATGACAGTGTAGTGAGTTCTTTTGGAATAATTTTGGTAGGTGTAGTCTTTATTCTCTTTCGCCTCAACTGGTTTGATAATTAAAGTCTCTCCTTTAAAAGTTGTTTTATCGTCGCTGTCTGGGGTTGTTTCAGGGGCTGTGTTGCCTTCCAGGATGAAGCGCGCCCATTCAGTCGATTTCTCTTCAATCATCTTTTCTTGGGCCTGACGTTTCTCCAGATCGGCTATTTTGATGATCTCCAGGGGCCAGTGCCATTCGGTTTTGAGGATCTGGTGTTTGACGATGGTGTTGGATCTAAAAAATATCACCGTCTTATCGAGTATCCCGTAGAGGATGGCGACTAAAAATATAAATGCGACTGTACCGGCAACTATTTTGTGTCCGGTTTTGAGTTTGGGGATTTTGGTCATTTTTTGTTTTAAATTTATAATGTGTGTATAGCTCTATACTACTCCTTTGATTTTGTTTGTCTAGGGGCAAGTTTAAGATCTTTGTGCCCAGATTTCCAGAAAAATAATTTAACCATCCCGGCGCTATCTGGTCGGTTAGGGTAGTCGTAGCAGAAGGAATAGGCACTTTGAAGTTCTCCCCAGGGTTTTCTCTTGAAAAGTGAGAACCACCTTGGCTTGATATTTTCTTTAACCAACTCTGGGTGATTCCAGTCGATGTGGAGTTTGTCGGCTACCTCTAGGGCGTGTTGCATCCACTCAGGGACGTTCCTTGCCGGTTTAGTCTTCTTCATCTTCTCTAGTCTGGATTGGAGGGCATCAGCGATGTCACTCATGCCTCTCTTGGGTGGGTTATTCACTTTTTCACTTGAGTTATCCACAGAGGGCGTCGCCCTGTTATTTATATTATTATTTCTTAATACATTCTTGTATGTGTCCAAGTGTTGTCCACTTAGCTGTCCTTTTTTAGTTTCTTTAATTTTATTATTTCCTATCTTATCGTTTTTAATTAAGATTTCTTGTTGTCCATTTTGCTGTCCACTTCGTTTAGCTTTGGGTAGTGTATTTTTATCCTTAGTTGTCGCTTTATTTTCTGTTGTCCTACTTTTTCTGTTGTCTTTTTTCTGATATTTTTTCCAGTTTATTATGGTAATTACCGAGTATTTATTGGTTGGTTTGATTTTTATATAATTATTTGTTTTTAACCATAACATCCAGTTTCTAATTGTTGATTCTGGTTGGTGAAGTTCTTTAGATGCCAACTTTCTTCCGAAAACGAATTGTCCGGGCTTTATTGGTACCTTTATTTTATTGACGGTAATTATTCTGTCTTCGTGGCTTGTTTTTAGGAGGCACCACATCCAAACCTTTAATCCGATTGGATTATTCCATATCTTACTGTTCATTATTTTTCGATGGATCTTAACCCATCCGATCATTTTTTTCGTTGTCATTTTTGTTAGTGCTAACCAAGACACTACTGGTTTTTTTAGACTAAGTCAAGTCCCCTATACAGCAGGGTGTTTTTGGCTTTGAATGTATGCCCGGACTTTCCTAATATGTTTACACTCCTTGAATGCCGGGCAATCGCATTTAAGGCCCTTTGGTGTGTCAACGACGTGGTAGAACCTGGTCGGATCGCTACTTGATCGGACCAGGTATCTTTTTTGTGTCATTTTCTTATGAATCCTTGGAGTCTTTGTAATCCCTGATTTCGGGGATTCATCAGGAGCAGATCTCCATTGCCGAGCAGTTTCTCAGCTCCGGTGTCGTCGAGGATTACCCTAGAGTCAATTGAGGTGGACACCATAAAGCTTACCCTAGTGGGGAAGTTAGCTTTGATCAGTCCAGTGATCACATCGACGCTTGGTCTTTGGGTGGCGATCACCAGATGAATTCCTACCGCTCTGGCTTTTTGGGCTAATCTGACGATTTTATTTTCTATATCGGCCCTGATGGTTGTTGAGAGCATTAGATCAGCCAGTTCATCGATTACTATCACGATGTATGGCATATCTAGGTTCCCTTTTTGGTATTCCTGGATAGTCTTGCATTTAGCCCCCTTAAGTGTGGTGTATCGGGCTTCCATCTCTTTGATCGCCCATTCGAGGGCTGAGTCTGCTTCCTCTGCTTCAGTAATTATCTTAGCGGCGAGGTGTGGATCGCCTTCATAATCAACGAATTCCGTTCGCTTCGGATCTATCAGGATCATCTTCAGATCATCGGGACTGTTTTGGTCAGTTAGGTTTCTTATCAGCACATCCATAAAGACTGATTTACCTGAGCCGGTAGTCCCTCCGATTAAAAGGTGGGGAGCTTTGGTTATGTCCAGGAAAGTAATCTTCCCGTAGACATCGACTCCAATGGGTATTTCGAGTGTGTCAGGACGGAGTAAGTCTTTATTCCATAAGGCAACTCCCTGCTCTTGATTGCTGATCTCAAACCCGACCAGTCCGGTTCCGGGGATTGGAGCCTGGACTCTTACGCTCTTGGCCTCTAGGGCTAGGGCAATGTCAGCGGCGTGGTTTGTAAATTTGGCCATACTTATTCCCCGACTTGGTTTCATTGTGTAGAGGGTGACGTTGAGTCCGGTATAAGTTTCTTCCATTTTGACCGGAATGCCGAATTCTTGGAGTTTTACCCTTATCTTGTCTTCCTGAGACAAGGTTTGATCTGAATCCAGTTTTGACTCGCTGAATTGGACAATTCTCTCTTGACTATGCATCGGGCTGAGGTGGTTTACCTTTTCGAGTGAGGATGGATCCACAATTTCTTTGGTGTAATCATTCCAGGATCCTTTGCCATTTAGCATATCGCTAAAGTTTGGTAGGTACCTGTGATTTGGGTTAGCCAAAGTTACTAGGACGTCTGAATAGAGTCGGGTGAAGTAGAGTTGGTATTCTGGATGTTTGGCGAATTCTATTGTATAGGGCACCACCTGAGGGCTTCCATCTCGATTTTGAGTTTTCTTTATTTGGATGAAGTCCATTCGATCAGGTTCTCTTTTGTGTTTAGCCTTGACTCCGATGTAGTTAAACATCGCCTGCATTATAAAGTCGGGTTCCTCTTCATTTGGATCTACTAGTTGGCCGACGAATTTATAATCTGAGATGATCAATTTCCCTTCCTTCTCTGATATCACATCGGTTATCACTTTAATGGGAAGTGGCAGGAGTCCGTCAATGCCTTGATCAGTGACCGTCTCATCTTCGGTAGCTAGTATTTTTCCGAAGACTGGCTCTTCCTGTCGATAAAATTGGAGGACTTGATGATATTCCTTCATCATCTGTTCCCTTGATCCTGTTTTTCCGAAGTCAATCTTTTGGTCCGGAGTCCTGTCTATTTCGGACATCCCGGCTTCGACTCCCTTTTCAAAGTCGCCACTCTTGTAGTAGGTGTCCAAAGCTTTATGGGCTCCTTTGCCTACTATCATCGATGGACTGACTTTTTCGTCGTAGATTCGGAGAATATAGCGTTTGAAGAAGTCCTGTTGGTTATTACAGAAGCATTTTAAAGCTGAATAGGAGATGTGCTCGATTGGTAAGGTTTGGCGGAGTTGGTCGCTCATTTTTTAGTCTCCTTTTTTACCTCTTCTGTTAATTTCTCAGTCTTCTCTCTGATGTCGGCTTCTCGAGTTTTTTCTACCGGTTTTTCTTTCTTTTTATTTTCCTCTATGAATTTATCTAGGGATGGTCTTTGGCCTTCTGGTGAGACGATTTTATTTGGTGTCTCGCTCACTGTGGTGGCCTCAGTTGGCGTTTCCTCGATGACATAGTCCTCTGCTACCTCAGCGATATCTACGGCGCTTCCTAGGACCTCTGGGAGGTAGGTTTTAATAATTTTGCTGATGACTCCATAACGGAGTTTCTGTTGGCGGTTAGCACCTTCATACCATCCGGCTTTCAGATCTTGAATGTAGTTCCCTTTGGCATCTTTTTTGTAAGCTCCGGTAGTAGGATCCTTTCGGTATTGATAGACCCATTTAGATTTCATCGCCTGATCAAATGTCAGAGTATCGGTTATTTTCTTTCCATCTTTAGAGACTATCGCAGTACATTCGTTGTCCTTCTCTTGGTACTTGATGTCCCAACCATGTTCCCTTAATCGGCGGATGGTTTCTTTACCGAAGGTAGTAATGCTTCCATTGATGATTGTCAGTCCCTGCATAGCTTGGAGTGGTTTCATTCCCATCTCGTAACCTGCTTGCATGACCATCATTGCTTGGGCAGCATTTTGGATCCCTTTTGGTAGGGCTCTGGACTGAATAAAAGTTTCAGCCATGGTCTTCATCTGGTTCCAGACTTCCGGATTGAAGTAGGTCTGTTTTAGTGCGAGTTGTGCGTTGTTTTTCATTTACTTACTAATTTATAACTTTTGGGTGTTTTTTCTCGTAAGATTTTACGATTTGGGCAACCCGGCCCCAGTTCATCGGCTCGATGGCCGACACGANNATTTCTCTCTTCTGAGGATTTCAGGTACAGAGCACTTTTCTCTTTAAAGTCGGTGATATATTTTTTTAATTTGGCGGAATACTCTTTTGGTGTTTTCATATTTTGGTTGAATTCTAATGTGTAGTAGTCTACACGAATTATAGTCGATTAAATTCTCCTGTCAAGTATTGAGTTTGTGTGGAAGTTACGACGATTAATTAATAATGATTTTTTTGCCGGGAGTGATTTCCTTTTCAGTCACATCTTCCCCTTTGGCAATGGCACTTAATTTTCTGACACACCCAATGAGTTTTGAGGCCTGTTCTCTTTGGAGGAGATTGGCAGACTCTAGTCCTCTGATATGTTTTATCAGTTGGGATGAGGTGGTAACAATGATCCTTTCTTTCAAAGGTAAATTTTCGAACTCTACTTTTTTATCCATTTTGACAATAAATTAATATCGTCGTCGTCTAATCTAGTGTAAGGATTCCTTCAGTTGTCGTCAAGGGGAGGTTTGGTATCTTTCAATAGAACCGTCTCTACTCACCTTGTCAAGTGAACTTTAAAGAGGTGGTTTTTATTTACCTTGAAAGAATTTTATACCAGCATTGATTAAGATTGAATTTTTCTGACATTCTTTTTTTACTAATAATTAATTAGCAGTATTTTTTTTGAGATTTTCTTCATAATATCGTTTCCGATATTCAATGTTATAAAATCTAGCACATTCAGTATGCCTCACTTGAGATTGTCTAAATCTATCAAATTTAATCGGTTTCCCGCAATAAAGACAAATTTTAGGAGTGAATATCTNNATGGGCATACAGGTATAGTAATCTAAACAGTCAGCCCCATCCCTAAATTCTAGAAACTCCTCTATGGCTTTAGCTCTAGATTCATCAGGGTCTAGGTCATCAAAATTACTTCTGATGGACTTGAATATCCTCTCGCAAAGATTGCAGGGTGGAAAAGTATAATCTCTTTCCATCAGAACCTCGTTAAGCCACGAGTAAGAGCTTCGTTCCCACTTTCCTTACCCATCTCGTGAAGAATTTTGTCAATGTATTTCAAGATGACAGTAATTACGACTGCCCATTGAGCATTGATAGCTTCAAGGTAAACTAAAATAAAAGGGATAATGGCTAACACCAAAAGACGGAGAGGGTCTTTGGTTGCTTCCCACAAAGGCATCAGTTTTTCTTTCATATTTGGAGTGAATTTATAAAATTTATAATTTTTTCTTTATAGGTATTTATTTTTTTTTGGCACTCAATCTCCATTTCTAACAACTCGGTAGCACTTTCCGCTTTGACCTGCTCTACCATCTTTTTTAGTTTCTCCACCTCGGCTTTCAGTACTTTTATTTCTTCATCTGTAGGTGGAGGATTTATTACGGGTGAAGTTGGTGTCCCATAAGAAATGTTAAACGCCAAGCAAATAGCTCGGTATAAAGCTCCAGCTATGAGTTCGGTATTGCCGAGAAGAACTTTATCGTGAGGGTCAATAGACTGTCCCATCTCAATTAAGACACAGGGAGTCTTAGCAGTTAAATGTTTCCACATATAATAGAAGCGGGTATTTTTATTGGAGTGTGGAATGTAATTGATTTTTACTTCGGGAAAATAATAATCATTGATAACTTTACAAATTCTCTGACTTTCTTTAGTCGCTCCATCAGTAGATGGTTCTGGATAATCAGCAAAGCCACTCCCACTATCATTAGGATAATCCATATCGCAGTGGCAACTTAAAAATAAATCCCAATCAGTTTTGGTGACCTTGGGGTCATTGTAAGCATAATAATCAGTTTGGTAAACTTCAAAATTCCCATTTTCTCTTAACTTAGCACAGAGTCTGTCTACTATCCTTTTATTGGTTTCCAGCTCTCCAGGAGCGCCACCACCTTTATTATAGTGCCCTGATTGGATACATATCTTCTTCATTTTATTATTGCTGAAACTGTTTTAACTAAACTATTTAATAGAGCCGAAACTCCCCCCCCAGCTATTCCCGCTCCGAGCATCCACCCAACCATTTTATTCTTTGAGTCCCAGAGACTATCAACTTTAAACTTTAATTCTTTATACTCAGAATCATTGGGTACCATACAATCTAATTTATTTTCAATCTTTACGACAGTTTCTTTAATCGTCTCCACCTTATTAGCAATGACTGCTATGTCTATTCCTAATTGATTGTTAGTGGTAGGTTTTTTCATAGTTCAGCTTCTATGGAAATATAATTTGTGTCTGTACCATTACCTCTAAGTATTATTGGATAACCCACGTTTAAACTACTAGCAGCACCAACCATAAAATTAGTGTTTCCCGAACTATCAAAATTGCCATCTGGCCCCGATATTGATGTTGGGGCAATACTAGTTCCAGCTTGTGATAATAATAATTTTGTAACATCACTAGCAGTAACTGTTACTAATGAAATTCTCATATGAGTTGGGGGAGAAACTGCGATAGCAGCACCATTACCCGCATACGCCCAGCCATAACCATAAGTAGAATATGGTGAACCTGTGATTCTTAAATAATATCTCTGACACGCCCTTAATTCTTCTTCATAACTCTTAGGCATAAATGGTAGAGCTACATCACCAGCACAGAGTTGGACTTGGGTGACTTCAAAATAATTCGTAGTAGTTCCGCTTCCAGCGTGAGTAAAAGCAAATGAAACTCCTATTTGAGTAATATCAGCTGCAATTACATTTGTAGTCGTACAAGTAAATTTTTGCCAACCAGTCGTTAGAGTATTGTTTTGAGCCACTCCATCAGCGGAGGTCGTAAAAGCTAAAACTTTTTTGTCTGTTCCTTTGCCGGTAACTATTTTAGAAACTAAGGTAGCGTTATCAGCGACAAATTCAGCACCGCCTCTAGCATAAAAAGATAGAGTAACTTTTTTTCCTCTAAACTTGATACTGTCTTGACTTTCTAAGGCTTGACTAAAAGTTAAAAGTTCATCTACATCTCCAACCATTTTTACTCTTGCACAATAATAAGAACCGTTTACCCCAGTTCCGTCTTCTCTACTAACTGTTTTATCGGTTCCAGCAGTCGCAGTTTCGCAGTACCATCTGTCAGCCGCATAAGCATTGGCCGCAGTCATCGCTACACTCGTTCCTCTCTGCCATACATCAAAGTTTCCATTTATTATGGCTTGACGAGAGAGAGAGTTATAACCATTATTTAACCAAGAATCTGCTATTGCTTTAGGTGTAACTATTTTGTATAAATCAGTCCCAGTATTAATGTCTGATCCCGAAGCAAATACGTCTGTTCGACCTTTATGTTGAATTCCCAATTCCACGGTTAGTATTGGATTGGGAACAGTTCCTGTTACTAGAACGGTCGTTAATCCGGTTCCGGCGACGTAAGTAGAGTCAGCTGAGACTACTCCGATCGCACCATCGTCAAATCTTACAATTCTGCCTTTGGTGTAAAATGCAGATCGATTTGTTTTTACGGTGAAACTAGTATCACTTACATAGGCTACGTCATTGGTTTCCTGAACGTATCCCTCGATTAACATATCTACTAAATTATTGACGTATCTTACTGATTGAAGTGTTTCCCATGGAGCATTAGCTTGAGCTTCCCTTCCCACTCCTCCATTTTGATTCTCAACATCACGAGTGAGTCCTGAAATAGTTCCAAGTCCGGCATCTCTTTCTTTGTAATAAATACACTCTTCTTCTGAAGTTCCTGAATTAATAAATATCAATCCTGGGGCATTTTCCGGTACTGGGGATACATGGGCAGTAGTTACTTCGGACGCCGTCAATAATGCTGTTATTGTTCCGGATTCGTTATTTTTAGCTTTAAGAGGTCTGTTATCCATTTTTTGGAGGTGTTCGTTGTCTCCAAATTATAATTTAATAATATCTTTTCTACTATTTTTTACAAGTTACAATCTTTTTTCTGATTATTTTTCTAGTTGTCATAAAGTTCGTTCACTGTCAAAAACTTCTTCAGGGAGCAACAGTGCCTTGCCTCGCATTGAGATTAGAATGAAGTCATCGTTGACTCCGGTTTTTGTAATTTCAAATTGCAGGGTATTTCCCATTTCATTAATTTCTTTTCTATACGGTTTATCTTGGTTTGAAGTGGTAGCACCGACTCCGGTTACCAGTCCCCACATCATTGTCCCCCATTTTACTACTCCCCATCCGGTATGTGTCACTGAGGAGAATGATTTGGTACTAATAACAGTATCACCATCAATTATCGTTTTTATGTTTAAAGTTCCAGAGATTCGGTATAGTCTCATGTCATTCCACAACCATACTTTCAATTGGCCTGAATTACCCAAGTCTTCATTTCTATTTCTAATCAATGTTTCTACCACAGTCCCATCGTGGTTTGGTAGTCTTCCCTCGACTCCAAACTCGAAAACTTGACCAGTATCGCTTGATCCAGCGAATAGTTTCTTTTGGCGGTTAGCGCCATCCCAGATTAGCCAGTTGGCTACATGGCAATCAGATCCTTCCCATCTGCCAAGGAATGCTAAATATCTTCTATCATAGGCCAAAACTATGTTATTTTTTGTCGAACCTCTTGAAGTGGCAGCGAGGAGGTATCTACCATTGAAATAGACTGCTTCCATGCTGTCCATGTAATAGGGATCTATGTCATCAAAGAGTGATTGTGCTCTACCTTCCGATAGGGATGTAGTCCGTAGGGATGCTTGATAATTTGGTTCGTATCCGAGGATCCGCAGTTTTCTTTCCGAATCAACAAAAGCGATATCGTTTTCCATGACCACCATTGATCCTGTCCCCCCAACTCCCACGTAAGTGATGATCTCTTGGATGATGGCATCGCCTGTTGTTGGTGAAAAATAGAACTGATGGATAGAATTCTCCTTTCCGATGATTATCTTGCTTTCAAAGGGCACTAAGCCCCTAATTCCGGCATCGTTGTCGCCTTGGCGCACCTGAATCCATCCCCCATTATGAGCCGGGGAGAATGATTCGTATTTCTCTCCGGTTCCTGAGTAATAAAATTTATCTTTATCGTTTGGATCTTTGGCACCTACGAGGGATCCTCTGAGTTGCTCCCAAACTCCTAGTTTTGGTCCATCAGTCGAATCTCCCTCAGGAGGAAGCCAGATTTGGGGAGTGACAGTTCCGTCATCGTCCCAGGTTATGGTCGCTCCGGATGCTGGTTGGGCCAGATATTTCATCAGGGTTATTCCCATGCCACTTGTCGCTCTTCCAAAAATTTGATATCCGATTACTTCCGGTTCCGTTCTCCGATTGAATACGAGTCTATTTTTGTTGGTCGTGTCTAGGGTTAAATTTCCATTGGTAATGGCCACTACCGCACAAGGAATTGAGTCTCCTTTTCCAGTGACGGTATTGACTTGATAGGCATACTGGGCAGTTCCAGTGGTTCCTTGGGGAGTAACGGTCAATCCTGTTGGAGAGGCTACGGCATTGAATTTTTCCACTATTCCGGCTTTGTATCTGGCAAAGTCATCAATTCCATTTCCAAAATAGAGAGCATTTTGGAGTTTGACTCCTCTGGTTCTCAGATCAGCGGTAAAGGTTCCGCCGGTAACTGTATCCCAAGCTTCGGTTGAATTGTTGTATTTTTTAAGTAATCCCCCTGATATGGCTAAAATGTCATTAACTGTATCGCTTTTGAATTGAAATAGGCCATCTATCTGATTACCACCCACAGGATCTCCTAAATTTATTCCTCCCCGGCGTGGTCTGACAGCCTTTTTACCGTAGATTTCGGCATTGACCATTTGATTGAGTTCGTTTCCCCTGATTTCCGTTGCCAATCCGAATGTGTTGTTACCTAGGTTGTAGCCATCATTGATCCAATTCTTTGAGGGGAGATTTCCGCCTCCTGTTGATAGTAGCGGTTCGGCCATTGTTAATTTGGATAGGTTCTTCTAAAACCTATCCTACTAAGAAAATGTTTAATGTTTCGTGGATTTCCCTGATGTCTTTCGGCTTGGTGGCGAGTAGTCTTCC